GGCGGCGGGAGCGGCAGAGGGCTGCGAGGGGCCAAAACGACGCGCCATGGCCGCCCGCATCGTCTCCTGCGGGGTGTTGTCGGGGAACTCGACAATCGTGCCGTCAGGTGCCTCGATCTCGACTGCCATCACTCAAGGTTCCCGGTTTCGGGGTTGAAGCGCAGGCGGCGAGGTGCGGCAGGCTGCTGCCCACCCGCCGGAACAGGTCGCGGCTGCTGGCCGCCGGCTGGGGCTGGCGCTGCCGCGGCGGCGGGCTGGGCCGCCGGTCGCGCGCCGCTGGGCTGGCGATATTCGCGGGTGCGTATGGTGTCCGCCTTCGATGCGCTCGACTTCTCGCGCTCCTCGGCCATCTTGATCGCGCGGTCCAGCAGCGCGTTTCGGACGCTCCGCTCCTCGTAGGCCGATGCCTGCAACTTGGTGAGGACTTCGCGCTCGGCGTTGGTCGGGTTGCCGCCGAAGGTGGCGCGCAGCTTGTTGAGAACCTCCTGTCCGACGATGTTGTTGAACTCCTCGGTCGCCTTCGCGCTTTCGGACGGCGAGATGTTGACCATCGACGCGGCCTGTCGCTCGGCCCACGACAATGCCGTGCCTGCCCTGCCGCCGCCGAACTTGTCGCTCAAGCTGCGAGCCTCCCGCAGTGCCGAAACGGAGTCCCGCGCGGCGCTCTCCTGCCCGAGGGTATCGAACAGTTCCTTCTGTTCCTGCGGGCTCAGCTGCGCGGCGCGGCGTTCGCTCTCTGCGCGCTGATCCTCCCGCCGAGCCATTCCCAGATCTCGCTGCAGGTCCAGCGCAGCCTGACGTTGCCCGGCGGCCATGCCGGCGACGGAGGCTTGCAACTGGCGATTGGCTTCCGCTATCTCGGCCCGCGCCAAACGGTCATCGCGTGCCTTCTGCGCTGCCGCTTCGCGCGCTAGTTCTTTCTCCCGCGCGGTCTCCGCCATCGAGAACAGCGGTCCAGCCATCGCCTGCGCGCGCTGCCCGAGGGTTCCGCCGAGCGCCGTCGTCGCCAGCGCCTGCCGCTCCTCCGGCGTCTTCGCGCCCTGCAGCGCCGCGGCGAACTCCTGGCCCTTCTTGATGTCGCCCTCGCGCAGTTCGCGCTCTTCGCGACTGCTCTCAGCCTGCATGTATCCGCCAGCCAGACCCTGCAGCACCTTCGCCAGCGTGGCGGTCGCAGGAATAGGAGCTTGGATTCCTTGATACGAAAACGGCTCGGTAGGCTGAAAAGCCTGCTGTTGGAGCGTCTCGGCATACTTGCGCCGACGAGCAATCTCGGCCTTCTGGGCCTCGTATGGGTCAGGGAGATTGAAGCCAACGGCCATGGGTTTTGTCTCCCGTCACTTCAACAGCTTATATAGACCAAATCCGCCAGCCGTTCCCAGCAAACCGCCAAGCGCAGAGGTTTGCGCGTTCAGCCCGGCCTGCTGGATGCCGTACTGTTGCATCGCATTCTGCCCCGCCGCCTGCGCCGCGCCGAACATCGGAGCCGGGGCGACCTGCGTCGGCTGGTAGCCGCCGAACTGGGGCATCATGATCTGCGAGCCGCCCATGAGGCCGATGATCTCGTTCAGCGGGACCGAACGCAGCGCCAGCTCGCGCTGCAGCGCCTGCGCGCGCGCGGCGTTCTCGAAGGACATCGCCGCCTCGCGTTCCGCCGCCGCCTGCTGGCGAGCCTGCGTGTCGAGGCCGATGCCCTGCAGCGCCGCCTGCGAGCGCAGGTCGTTCTCCTGCTGCTGCTGCTCGCGGATGGCGGCGTTGTACGCCTCGCCGCCGCGCGCCAGCCCCTGGTTGGCAAGCTGCGTCTCCAGCTGCGCGCGCGACCGCTGCATCTGGGGCTCCAGCCTCGCCATGATCGCTTCCTGCGCGGTCGTCCCGGCGTTGACCGGGGCGCGCGGCAGCCCAGACAGGTCGAACACGGTGTTGAGCTCGCCGGTGCCGGTCTGGAACGGGGTAGCCAGCGTCCGCTCGGCGGTTCCGACGCCCTGCAATCCGAGTTCCGCGAGGCGGCGGTCCACCTGCTGCTGCGCCTGCAACGTCGCCTGCGCCTCGGGCGTCAGGGTCTGCGTGACGGTCGGGATGTCGCCCTGATAGGTCACCGTCTGGGTGCCGAGCGGGCCGATGATGTTCGGGTTCGACAGCATGGCCGAGGCGCGCGCGCTTTCGACGTTCGCCGCGCCCTGCGCGCGCGCTGCCGCAGCGTAGTCAGGCTGCGGGGGAGCGGATGCCTTCTTGCCCATAGATGCCTCCGAGGAACCGGCAGTCCTCCTGCCGCATGGTGCAGATGATCAGGTCGCCGCCCGGAGCTGCGTCGCGCAGACACGCTTCCTCAAGGAAGCCGAGGCGTCGCAGGAGCCGGATGCTGCGGATGTGGTCCGCGCTGGTCGTCGCGATGATCTTGCGCGCGCCCAACTGACGAAACGGGTAGTCGAAGATCGCGAACAGGAAGCCGCGCGTCAACGGCTTGTCGGCGGCAATCTGGCCCTCGATCGACACGCCATTCCAGTCGCGGTACGCCGCGCCTGCGGTCAGCCGCCCGTCGCTCTGCCAGCCAATCGCGGACATGCAGACCGGGTCGAAGAAGCCGCCGATTCGGCTCGTGACCCAGTGTCCGACCTCGGGACCGGCGACGATCATATGCCGACCCAGCCGGGCATGAAGACCACGTCGGTCGCCGCCCACTCCAGCGACAAGCCCTGAGAAGACGAGCGGAAATTGATCGAGCCGCAGTAGCCGACGCCGGTCACGCCCTGCCAGTTCAGTGAGATGTTCTGGCCCGCGCCCCATGCCGACGCATCCCAGACCGCCGTGTCCCAGACCGCGCCGGTCTGCGGCAGGTAGGCCAGCGGGGCCGAGGTGTCGTTGACCTGGAAATCGACGTTCATGCCGACGAAAACCGCGGGCTGCCCGTCCGCGAACAGGTTGGGCCGCGCGCGCGTGAAGATCTTCTTCTGGCCGCGCGAGCCGAAGTAGTTGAACGCCTGCAGTGCGCCGGCGCTGATCGCCGTGCTGTCGTCGGCGTGGTCATCGGTCCATGCCTTGGCGACGTAGTCCGTGCCGCCGAAGAACAGATCCTGCTTGTGCAGGCAGAACGTGTTCGCATGCCAGCCCGTGAAGTTGCACCAGCTCTGGACGATGGTGTTCATCACATACTGCTGCTGCGAGCCGGTGCCGACCGGGATGTTGACGATGATCGCGTTGAACTTCGGCGCGACGCAGATCTCCCAGCCGAAAGCGCCCTGATAGGCCGTCGTCGCGATGGCAAACGCGCCCTGGATCTTGTCGGTCAGCGCCACGCTCTGCGGCGCGACGCGCGCGCTCTGGAGCGCCTGCGAGAGCGGGAAGAGGCCGTCGAAGGCGATGTAGGCGAGATCGCCGGCGAACTTGGCGAGGCACCGCTTGCCCATCGGCGCGCCCATCGCCCAGACGCCGACCAGCGACCACGTCGATGCGTTGGACGGGTCCGTGCCGCGGTAGATGATGATCTCGCCCTGCGTGGTGACGAATACGAGGTTGTCGTCGAGGCCGAAGCCGGCGTCGATCGTCCAGACGCCCATCGCCAGCAGATAGCCGCCCTTGCGAGCCACCGTGGACAGGTCGAGCACCTGCGCCGCGCCGCCGACGGACTGCGTCGGCAGGTACCACGCCTTCAGCGTGTTGCGCTGGATGAACCACACCCGATTCTTGAACAGGCAGACGTTGTCGAGATCGCTCGTCGTGACGCCGGTGATGGCGGGCGACGATGCGCCTGTGATCGCCGTCCAGGTCGAGCCATCGTAGAGCAGCGGGCTGTTGCCGCCGCTGACGGCGTACAGGTAATTGCCGCCAGCGGTCGCGACGTTCGTGCTCTCCCAGCGGCTGTTTGTGAGACCGGACACCAGCGCCGCGCCTACCGCGCCCGAGCTGGTCACGTTGTAGATCGCATTGCCCGAGATCGCGAACAGCGTCTGCGTCGTCGCGCCGTTGTACGGCATCAGCGTCTCGACCTGACCGGGCAGGCCGGTGGCATGCTTCTGGAACCCGCCGCGCAGCACGACGTTGGTCGCCGTCGGGAAGTAGTTTGTGAGCTGCACCGCGTCGGTCGGCTTCATGTTCGCGAGACTGTCGCGCGCATTCCAGCCGCCGATCGGTGCCGGGATCGACGCGACGCGCGCCGAGGCCTGTTTCGCCGCGCGCAGGATCGGTGCCGGGCGCGCCATGTCAGGTCGACCCGTAACCGCTGTCGGGGATGTTGTCGTAGCCGATCAGGACCGTGCCCGGTCGCGGCGCGAAGGACAGCGTGGCGGCGGACATGTCCTGCGCCTTCACCGTCTCCAGCTCCATCATGAAGTCGCGGTAGAGCGCCGTCGTGTCGAAGCCCTTCGCCTCGAAATACTTCAGCTTCGTG